ATCCTCAATGTCAGACGCATTTATCTCAACCAAATTACAGAACTGGTTTGGACGTAACGCAATCTCAGCGCAAGGATTGATTCCACTATCATCATCGTTAGTAAAGAAGATGCCAGGCTCTCCGCTGTTGGACAGCTCTACCTTCTTCCATAAATCCAAGAACTGCTCCTTAGTTACCTCACCACGCTTCATTACTGCGCTATTGTTAGCACGTCCACGCTGTGGATTAACCTCCCACCAATTTCCAAACTTACACGTAAGCATATCTTGGTCATCCAAGTCAAACAAACTAATCATAGCCGAACGACGAATTCCGCCGGATAAAACAGCGTCTGCAATGTGACACAAGATATCGTGGCATTCTAAAGATGTTAGCTTCTCTCCATCCTTTTTTGTAGACAGTATAGCCTCAATCTGAGACAAGCAAACCTTCAAAGGTTCTGGACCTGGAGCAACACCACCACTAGTGATTAAACGCTCACCCTTTGCTCTGATAGAACGGAAGTCAAAACGAGGCTTCCAAGAAATCAAACCAAAGTAAGACTTCATTAGAACCTTGATAGCATCAGCCCATCCTTCTATGGAGTCACCAACTAAATACTTCTTGGTCTTATATTGCTTGGATATAGCGGGAAGCTTTTCGATGTCTGCGTTACGCACAGAGTAACCAACACCCGTCCCAGACAATAATAAGAACATGGTCTCACTAAACGCTTTGAAGTGATCGATAGGCAAGTAAGAACAATTAAACAAACGAACTGGGTTAACCTCAATAGCCTTACCACCAAACTGCAACGAACGCATAGATGGCAATACCTTCTTGTCGTACACAGTTTCATACACCTGCTCGATTACCGGAGCCAATTCTGGAAACTTTTCGATGTGCATTTGTTTGTTACGGGTTACTAACTCTTCCCAAGTCTCTCTTCTGTTGTTCTCGGGGATGAACTTGGAATACTTCATCCAAGTTGTGATGTCTGATAATATTTGTTGTTCTTGTCTCATGTTAAAATTTCTTTCCGTGTTTGTAAGGGCGTAAACTGTTATACTTCATTTTCATCTCGATGTGCTTCTCAAGGCTGATATTCAATCCACCGCACAAATCAAATAGCCTAATGGCTACGTCTGCAATCTCGTCTTCAAAGCTAGACTTGACTGCTTTTTCAAATCCGTTCTTCCATGCATCCTTCAAGCTGTCATCCCAGTTGTTCAAGTCTTCAGCCAATACAGCAGTAGCAAAAGGCTCTGCATAGTGACCCTTTCTCAATGCCTCTAAAGCTTCAGATAATTCGCTCACTACAAGCATTAACATCTCGGGTACGTTTCTTTCTTCGTCCCAAAATCCTTTTTCTTTTGCGACACCGTGTGCCTTTTCAATCAGTTTTTCCATAATGTACTTCTACGTTAAATCCTAGTTTTTTTAGTTCTTCAATTCTGTACTTCTGTAATGGTGACAGTTTACCATTCGCTCTTTTTACTTCGGAGAAGAGCACTCCTTTTTCGGGATGAATAGCGATAAGATCTGGTATACCATTCTTGTTTGTCTTTACAAGCTTGATGACATAATAACCATCAGCTTCTAATTCTTTTATTCTTTTGGTTTGTACCTTCTGTTCGCTCAGCATGAGCCTACAAAGATAGCAAATCCTTCTTGAAATGTGAGAGGGTATAGTTCTTCTTGTTATTAACAACTTTGTAAATATCCTTTTCGATTCCGCAGTCAGAAAACAACCAGTAAACTTTGTTGTAACCCCTGTCTTTAGTAGTCATTCGGTCCCTTGCCTGCCAATAAGAAGTGGCACTAAAATCAATGTTATAGAACACTAAGTACTCCGCATTTCGTAAGGATATACCCTCACGACCACTAACAATTTGTAAGGCTATAACCTGATACCCCTCTTCGTCGAACTTTTTTAGTTCAGTCGTTAGACAATCTCCGAACACTTGCTTTAGCGCATTTAGTTCTTCGACGAACTTGTAAAATATTCCGATTCTCTTTCCTTCGAACTTTTTCTTGATGAACTCAGCCTTGTAGGGACTAATGACCATAGAGTTGCCAGACTCAAACTTTACAGTGCCAGAGTATATCTGATGAAGCTTCTGCATCATCTTGGCTCCCGTATCAGCAAGTATAACCTCTTCCTTTCCCTCTACAACAGAATCTTTCTTAAGTCTTTTTGCTATATCGGTAACTACCGATGGAGCATTTGCTATCAATACTTCCTCGTCAATATGAGACTTAAATCCAGCCTCGTCTTGTGTCCAGGATATCATAAACTCATGCGTAGCTGCCTCTATTCTTTCCTTTAAAGCGTTGCTATAATCATTAACCATCATTGATCCTATTCTTCTCTGTGTTACGTGTACGTAATCATGAGCCCACTTATAAAAGTTTTTGTATTGAGCAAAAGGGCTGTTGGCTCCTAGAACCCAAAACTGATGGTATAACTGAGCGTAAGACTCTGGTGATGGCGTACCAGACAAGTATATAACTTCTGGGAACCCATTCTTATACAGAATGTTTCTAATTGCTGTAGCTCTACCGCTTGGCTTTGGAAACGCACCCATACCATGAGCCTCATCCAATACCACCAAATCATAATTGTGAACAGAATACTTGTGAACACTCTCGTAGTTTACCACGTCCATAGCAAACTTGCAGTCGAATTTCATGTAATCATCTAGTATGCTGTCTATGGCTTTCTTCTTCGTGACAAACAATACGCTCTTTTTATCACGCTTCTTTATGGTAGCCAAGGCCGTCAACGTCTTACCCGTACGAACTTGCATAGCTAAATACACAAAGCCGTGCTTGTCAATTACATCACTAGCATCACTAGCTATTTTCTCTTGGTAATCTCTTAATACAATCATTTTCCTTCAATCATAAAATATTTACCCCTCATATCTCTAGCCCACTTGGCAGAAGTCTTAAACTTGTAGTTTATGTATGCGTCTATCCAACGATAGAATACTCTGTTACTTAGCTTCTGAAAGTCACTATTGTCACTAACAAATGCGTTATGCAAGTCTTGACCATATATCCTTTCATTCACCTTAAAGAACTCTTCGTTCTGCTGATCAGTAGCCCACTCAACAAACTCCTCAACAGTCTCAGCAATCAACCTACGAATCTCAAGGTTGGTAAACTTACTCTTGATAAAGCCCTCATTCAAGTAAACTTGCAAGCAAGATATCATGTAGTTATCAAACAACAACCACTCTTCCTCGTCCCAGTCAGAGAACAACAAACGTCCGAACTCATGCTCTGGAGTGAACTCCTTACTATAGTAAGCAGAGAACTCAACCTCCCACTTACGTCTCTCAAACGAATTACCCTTACCCTTGATGGCATAGTTCGTGGTTATGATAACCTTCGGGGCATTCTCAAATGGTATCTTAATCGCGTCTCTGTTTTTCTTCTCTACCGTGATGCCCTCAGTAACAATACTGAACAAACGCTCAAAGTCAAACTTCTTGCGTACGTCATCAAACGTCAGCACTTGTGTGTCCGTAGACAGCAACTGATACGGGAATGACTTTTCAAAGCTGAACGCCTTACCATCCAAGATAACTAGGTTCTTCATCTTGCCAATAGCAGAAACAAATATACCCTTACCCGTTCCACCCTCTGGGTTCTGAGTTATGACCTCGTCGTTTACAATGACCGCCGGACAGTATCCTAGGTTCTTGTAACCGTGTAGCATATAACCAATTGTACTCTCAAGCGTACGAGCCCTAGCATCGTCACCTCCAGATACATTAAATATAAACTGCTTGTAGTCACAATCTGTTACTGGTTGTACCTTGAAGTCTCTTTGAATAACTTGCTTCTTCCACACGTAACCACCAAGGTCCATATAGTCTATGGTCTCAATGCTGTCTCGCTTCACACACACGGCGCAGTTTCTGTAGTACAAATAAGCCGCGTCCTTTGTGTCGCTCACGAAGTATACGTCCACAGGATCGAGCAAGTTCAAGAACTCTTCCTTGAAGTATTTAGTCTTCTCAGCAAAGAAGTTATAAATGTTTATCTCCGCATTGTCCCTTACGTATCCGAGTACAAAGTCTTTTATCTCTTCCTCAGACGTATCATCAATAAGGTTGTTCTTTACCTTTACGAACACATACGACTTGGTTCCCTCTGGAGAATACTTGTAGTATCCATTATCTTCTAAGAACTCCTTGAACTCATAGTGAAGTAAACTAACCGCTCCCCTTTCTGATACCGTCCAGAACTTCGGTATGGCTAAGTCCTTCTCTACTTCCTCTAGCACTGAGTCTATTACTTCGTCTTCGACCCCCGACTCTCTCAAGTCTAGACGCAAGTCCTTTTTTGGCACACCATGCTTAAATCTGTTACGCACTTCGTCGTATTTCTCCACGTCCTCAAAGAACTTAGTATTGAAGTTCTCCTTCTTAGAGTATGCGCTGTTTACCGTGGTTATAATTTCCTTGGCATTAAAACCCTCGTGTTCGTACTGTAAGCACTGCTCTAACGCTGTTGATTGATTTATCCCAAAGTCGTTGAATGCCGCAGCCAACACATACACGTTATTGTTTCTCTCTCCTTCTACGATTCCATACTGACGTTCCCACCATAGCTTCAGACGTCGTATAATCTCATCTGAGCGAGTTAATCTTATTTTTGGTAGCAGAGTATCATCTACGCTGTATTGTTTAATCTCCTGCGCCATATCGGTCCATGTGAGAGATTTTTCATTTACATACAGCAACGGATCGTATGACTCATAACAAACCCTAGATATATTTTTAGAGGTCGTGTCAAAGTGATCGTCGTTAAAGTGGTCTTGTAGAGAATTGAAGTAGTGCTTGTGGTTCATGGAGTCTTTAGGAATCTTTACGATTACCTTGAGACCATTACCAGATGGAGAAATAAAGCAAGAGTATACGTATTGGTCAGATATGATACGATTACGTGCCTCCATTACTTCCTTCTTGTTTGCGTAACCATCAAAGTCCAAGCAGATAAAACCACTATGGTCTATCAGCGAACTATCGTTACGCTTGTTAAATGTTCCAGAGAAGCAGATAGCCGGAAGCGTAGACTTCAGCTTGTTCATCTTCTCTTTGTCTTTTTCGTTGCGAATGGCGTTAACAACTTCTTTGCTTGATCCATTCTTGATTCTGTCAAGGATAAAACCAATACCCCTGTAAAACGGAGTAGAGGTGTCCTTGATGCTTTTAAATATGGTTATTTCACTCATAATGTTGGTTTATGTTATAATATGTTGAAGTTATGTTGCGAAGAACCGCATAAAACCTCAGTTTATGTTGATATGTTGAATTAATCTCCTACGCGTAACGGGAGAGTTTTTTTTAAATCTTATTATATAAAGAGTAAGGGAATAGCATTTGGCGTCAATGTGTGGTGGTAAAAAAAGGGGACCGAAGCCCCCTCTCAATGGAAGATATAAAAACTAGAAAGGCATTTCGTCTTGTACTTGTTCAGAGTTTGTCTCCCCTGGTTTCTCTGTCTTGTGTAGCGGCCCGTCAGTGAACAATACACGTCCGTTACCCAAGTAGTTACGCTTGGCTTTAGAGTCACGCTCGTCCTTTGACTGCGCCTCCCACGCAGATACAGAGTTTCCATACTGATCGGTTTCGTCAGCTACGTTAATGGTAAGGTTTACATACTTACCGTTCTTCATGCGACCCTTAGTAATTTTAGTCGCGTCAATTGATAATGAAATTAAATGTGCCATAATTATTATAATGTTAAATGGTTTACAAAATTGTTTACGTCTTCTGTTGCATCTGGGCCGAAGTACGTCGCCCATACATTCACGGCTGCTATTGCCTTCTGCTCTCCTCCTTGTAGGAATCTTTGTGAGCATTCAACGACAGCAGTTCTTAGTGTTCCTTTCTCCATAACCAAGAACACAACGGGCACTCCAAACAACTGTTGGTATACATATGCTTGTGAGTCGTAGTTGTATTTCCTAGCTGAATACTTGAAGTCGTCAATCCTGGACGTGGTCTTGAGGTCTATTATTACATCGTCCTTTAACACGTCGGCCTTACCCTTCCAAGGAGCGCCGAAGATTTCTCCAACGGCTGGCTCCTCGTAGGCATTCGTTCCAACATGAATGAGATCGTATAATTCAAAGTTATCCTCTATCTTCTTGGCCATCCGCCGAATCTCTTCAGCTTCCGAATCAAGTAATATAACCTCGCCTTCAGATTCCTCTTTGTACTTGTTAGTGTTACGACTACTCGCAGATATGGTTCTGAAATTGAAAGCCTTACCAGGCTCAAGGACAAGGGTATGTAAATAACTGCCCTTAACCATTTCTGGAGTTTTCTCTCGTTGAACACCATAGGACTGAGGATTGCTAAGCAGAGTACCGATATCAGAATTAGATAGGTATTTCTTGCCATACTCTCCGTAATAATGCTCATCATCTCTTAGCTTGTCAATCATTTTTGATCATTGATAAACTTGATGACGTCATTACCAAGTGTGTACTTTTTAGCTACCTCCTTTTTGATTTCCTCTACGCCATAACCCATTCCTATCCATTCGATAATCTTAGGTTCTGCCGCCTTCCAAGCCTTGCTCTTCATCGTTAACTTCTGTAGAACAGGTGTGGCTGCTGGCTGTGAAGCAGCATGCGCGTCATCATCGTCAATGTTCAAGACTAATAAACTAGTCAAGCTGTAACGACGAGCATAACTCATGGCTGACCCAATCGCTTGTGGATTGTTAGGGTCTTTCATGACTAGGTCGTGCTCGCACTCTAGGTGCTCTCCAGACTCGCTATGAGTCAATCTCGTAATCAAGACATCCCCCATAGGCGCTTGTGTTACTACAATACCAACCTCCGTAAGGACTGGCATTACGCTGTCCAAAATGTTGGCTAGACTCGCGTACGAGCTTTTGAAATGTGGATTTTTTGAGTCCTTTTTGATTTTCTGGACTTTCTGTTGGAACTCGAACATCGCTTTGTTCAAGTTCGTTGTTTTTTCTGATGTTCTCATTATAGTGTGTAATTAGTTTTTGTAAATACCAGTGGGCTTTTTTGATGTCCTCTAGCCCATTCTTTTCTTCGTATCTCCAAAGATACTTAATAACATTCGCTACGCAAACTGCTTCTATCCCCAACTTATTCACAGTTGCGGCTTCAATAGCGTCGATCGCTTCGACCTTTCCGTTCTTGTAGTG